CGAACGCTCATATGCGTTAGCCGACTTGTTACCAGTGAACGAACGAGTCGCTACTGCCAAGTTGCCAGCCATGCCGTTGTAATCGCGGCTCGACAAAGCAAGGTAACGATCACCAGCCATAACACCCTGTTCGTTCATGATGCTGTCGCAAAGCGCGATGTCATCATAATCGCCAGCGGCGGTAGCTACGTCAACAACAAGCGTACCTTGAGCAGCAGCCAAATCCATAACGGAAAGGTTGATGTCCGAAGCGAGCTTTTGCTTTGCGGAATCGCCCAAGCGACCTTCTTGCAACGCATCACGCAGTTCCAGTGCGTTCATCTGCCAAGCAGAGCACTTGTTGAAACCGAGAGTCGATGGAACCGAAAGCTGAGTCATCGTCGAAACGTCGCCAGCAATCGATGTGCCTACAACGCGGTCGAATGACTGAGCGATGTAAGGTTGTGGACGCCAGATGGTGTCGCGTGCGCGCTCCATCGTTACGCCGTTGGTGTTGTATACGTTGATGTTCTTTGACAGGATCAAAGCATCGTTGAAGCCTTCAAGGATGTCCTCAAATGCAACAATTTCTTCTTTTGAAAAGGCGTTAGCCATTATATTAACTCCAAAAAATTAGGTTTTCTTTTTGTTACGCTTGTAAGCCATGACCTTTGATAAGTCTCCGGTCTTCAAGGCTTCAGCGCGTAACCGCTCAAGTTGTGAATCAATGGAGCCAGACACACGACCACCGCTGGTGATTGTACGTTCTGGCGTGGTTGATGCCCTACGGTTAGTTACTTTCAACTGAGTCTCCAGTTTAGCTACCGCAAAGGCAAACTTCACGGGGTCGGTGATTGCTGCAAGTTCCTTTGCTCGCTTGGTGCTTTTGCCAATTGCGTAGATAAGCAAAGCGGGGTTATCAGAGCCTTGTAGAACGATCCCTTGTTGCGTTACGTCAAACGTATCTAAAGCCGTAGCTTCAGCTTCGTCATAGTCCCGCACCTTCAGCGATGCTTTCGCCTTCGCATAGGAATCAAGCTTGTCCTGCCATGCTTTCGACTCAGCATCTCGCTGGGCCGCTACATTGGCTTCGGCTGCATCGTATTCGCGTTTATGCTCATACCAAGCAGCAAGCTTTTGTTCGTACTCGTCGGAATCGTAATCGCAACTTTCAAGCGTTGGCTTTGCTACCAAGGCGAACGGCTTGTTCTCAGTCGCTGTCGTATTCAGCTTTGCTTCAAGTTCGCGTATCTTCCGCTCTTTTTCCCGATTTGATTTACGCAATTCACGCACCCAAGCAGGCGCACGAACTTCTTCATCTTGAGGTGGCGATTCCTCTCCGATAGATATTACGACTTCATCTTCGTCATCTTCGTCATCTTGAGCATCGTCGATGGCATTGGTCTCATCATCCGATTGCTCGTTAAAATCAGTGTCGATGTCTATTGTGTCGATGTTGTCGTTATCATCCAATTCTGCCGTTTTCATGTTTTAACCCCATTAACTCACCCTAATTGTGTGGAGGGTGGAACCACATTCGTACTGGGTCGCAATGCTTCCCCAATCTTTTCAGCAGTCTCAATAGCCGACTTGCGCTGGTCAATGTCGATGTTTGAGATAGTCTCTGCTGTCTTGGCCTTCGTTTCTTCCGATCGAGCCAAGGTGTATTCAGTGTTAGCCTGTGCTTGGATAGCTTGAGCCTGTGACTTAGCGGCTTCAGCAAGCAAGTAAGTGGTCTGTGCGTCTTGTTGCACGTTTGCTTGCGCTTCCATCATCTGCTGCTGTTCTTCTTCCGTTGGCTGCATAACGCCCATCTGGACTAGCTGCTTGCGGAAATATTCCTTGATGTCGCCAATGCCTTCGCCTTCCATGTTCATGATAGCCATAGCTTGCAGAACCTGTTGGGTTGTCGGATCGGTTGTGACTTGCATCATGCCTGTAAGCGCACGCACTGTTGCGTCACGGCGGCTCGATGACGATGGGCCAACGTCAACGGCAACGTCGAACAAAGCATCTCCTAGGTTGTTCTCGTAAATCAGTTCGCCTGTTTCTTCGTCGATCTGTGGCTTCATCAGTTCGATTGAACCAACTTCTTCCATAGCGCCGACGGTTTTCATCTTGCGCTTTTCTTCAACATAGATGTCTTTCGACATTGACAGCCATATCTCACCACAGCGCCGCACAGCCTTCGCCATGTTGCTCATGTAGATGAACGTCTGCATATCCAAGCGGGTCTGGATAAGCTCAACAGCCTTGCCACTGATGCCACTGACCATCTTGTCGGCTTGCTGGTTGCTTCCCAGTATCTCAGCCATGTCTTGTTCAGTGATTTGAAGCAGTGCTGCCATCGCTGGTGGAATCGCTGCCGACTTGGTGTAAGCAACTGGGCCAGCGGCTTGAGTCTCGCCGTTTGGCCCTGTGATTGGGTTGACCAACAGATAAGGATAGTTCCGAAGGTTGTCCTCTGCCCACATGACTTGATGGCCTGAGACTTGTTCAGGTAGCAGGATTGGCTTTTCAATGGACGAAAGCGCACTGATTTCACCCAGCTTCGATAGCTGCATATTCTTCAGGCGCTGTGGGTCTTTGGCTAGGCGCACATGGCCCATGCAACGCTCGACGTTATCGACGAACCAACGCTTGCCGTAAACAGGAACGATAGGGATGTTCTTGCCAGCGATGTAGCCCTGATCTTCAAGGATGCCGCCGCCGCTCATGATATACTTGCGGACGCGCTTACGCTTCACGCGCTTCTGGCGTACCTCAACAGTGCCAACAGCGGCTAGTGTTTCTTCCAGCGTTTCGTCAGCGTCAAAGTCTGCTTGCGTGTAGCGTTCTTCTTCGCCTTGGATTGTCAGGAAGATGCGAACAGTCTCGCGGGTTTCTTCAACGCGGTAGTATTCAGCGACGAACACAACGTCAGGCGTATCCCAGTCGAACTCATACTGGTGAACTTCTTTAGGCCATGTAGTTGGGTCATCATTCCATTCAGCTTTGTAAGCGTCATAGGTCATGGAATACAGAACGAAGCAATACTTTGCGTCGGCTTTGTCCTGGCGCTTTGCGTCAAGGTCGAAGAACACAGAGCTGTCAGCATCATAGATTGGTTCTATGCGGATGCGCTGGCGTTCGTCCTCGTCGTTTTCCTCATCTTCGTATGCCGTGCGTAAACGCCATGCGCCATAGCCACCGCCCACAGCTTCTTCAAAAGCGTTGTCGTATGCTTCTTCTGCGCCGCTGTCCCGTTCGTCTGCACGATAAAGACCGTTGCAAGTCTCAGCTAGTTTTTCATCTGTGTCGCCATCTTTGCTCACAAAGTCCACAGCGATGCGGTTGTTACGGTATTCGTTGATGATACGAATGACGCTCAGGTGAATCTTGTTTACCTCAAAGCGCGGTTTGTTTTCGTATTGCTCACCAAGTGGGCCTTCCCATTGCGCTCCAGCGATGGAGTAGAAGCGTCTATCCTGAAGGCACTGCAGGCGCTCATCACGAACTGAGGATTGAACACGATCGAACTCTGTCAACGCCTGTTGATGGATGTTCGTGAACCTTTGTTCTTTATTCAGTCGAGCCATTTACCATTTACTCACAGTTGCCAAAGGTTGAACGTCGAAAGCCTTTGGTGGGACTGCTCGACGTATGGCCTCGCACGCATAACGTAGCGCGTCTATAAGGTGATTATCACGATCAGCAAGGATTGGCAAGATAGTGCCTGTCAAGGGGTCTGTTTTGTAACTGTAGCACGTTAATTCGTCAATCGTATGCTGGCAGCGTGGATGAACAACGATGTCGTATGACTTCAGCCATTCAACGCCTTCCTCCACAGACTTCGGCCCTTTGACTGCTGCCATAATCTTTGGGAAGCCGTGCTTTCTCATGTGGCTGATTGTTTCAGGTCTTGCGCTATCAGCAACGATGGGCCACTTCTCAGACTCCGGCACAGTGAAGAATAGGTCAGGCGTGTCCATAATCTCACAGCCAACGCGATAAGCTTCGTGGTCGACATAGATTGTGCGGCCAACAACATGGCAGCGGATTAGAACAGTCGGGTCAGATGCAAAGCCCCAGTCAGCGCCGAAGCGGTGCGTTGCTTCGTCTGGCGTTTCGAAGTCCTCAATCTTCCAGTTACGGAATACTCGCGCTTCGCTGTTCGATGCGTAGCTTCCCAGCCAAACGTGCTTGTATTTGTCAGGGTCGCGATCCCTATCATATTCCATCTCTGCTTTGAGAACATCAGGGAACCAAGGGTTGTCTCGATAGTTTACCTGAGCAACGATTGAATCAGGTGGTGGGCTTTCGCCACGCAGCAGCATATCAATCGGGTCAGTGCTGTTCAGCGGGTTCCATGTGAACCATAGCTCGGACTCTGGCTTTCGGATTGTCGGACGCAATAGGTCAAGCGAGCGTTGCGATAGCGTCTGCGATTCTTCAACCCAAGCGCAGTCATAACCTTCTAGCGACTTAATGGAATCGGCTGTGTGGTTCTGCATCCCCTGGAAGATGATTAGGCCATCGCCATGAACGGATTTGATTTGGCTCTCTTGAACCTCAAAGTAATCCTGAACGCCAAGCTGTTCGATCTTTAGCTCCAGCAAACGCTTGACCGATTGGCTCAATGACTTCTGTATCTCACGAACGCAAACGGTTCTGCGCCGCTGATCCATAACGTGCGCTTCGATAACCATTTCCGCAAAAGCATGACTCTTTCCGCTTCCCCGTCCGCCATGAGCGCCTTTATAGCGACTAGGCTTTAGGAACGGCTTGAACCAGCGCGGGGTTTTAATCCTTAGCGTTGTCATCTGCAACTTCGCGTATGATGCGAGTAACCATGCTTCCAGTGATGTTTAGCTTTGAGGGCTCGTTGTATCCGTGCATCGCGTTTAGCTCTTTGACTGCTGATACCTTCACAGCGCCAGAGCCTTCACGATAAGCTTGTACAAGTGCTTTGACAGACATTTCACGAGACCAGAGTTGCTTCTCAGCTACCTGTGCTTTCAATTCAGCAACCCTTGCCGCAACCTTTCCGTCACTCATAAGCACAGATGCTTTGGAATAAATGGTGTTATCCTTCATCCCTTCAGCGTCATAAGCCATCCGATAAGCGTCTGCCTGTCCTAATCCGTCAGCTATTCCCTGAGCGAACGCTTCCTGCTTTGCTGTTAGTTTATCTTGAGCCATCATTAACCACCTGAGTTTGGAGCGTGTGGGTCGGAGTCTCGCCGCCCAGTTCAGAAGGGTGTTCTGAGTCCTGATCTTTCACACGCTTAGGGTAAGGTTTTGACAGTGGTAAAATACGCTGTTTTATATCTGCGTCAAGGGGCATGAGATAACGATGCTTTTGCGCCCCTCTGACAATTTGCAATCCCTTATTCATATAATTTAAGTGAGAGCCGTGCGACTTTCTAAAAGCGCGACCATGCCATCTTTTGCCCTTATAAAGATACTCATCCGCAGAATTTGTTAAGCCGTCATAAATCCAGTTTGTCGCTTGATATATTCCGCCATGATGACCTACTTCGGTATCGGCAAACGATACTACAAGTTTAATTTTCTCGTTTGTTTTTTTAAGCCATTTCAAAGCAAACGACATAATCTTGCTAACTGGCGTTATGTGTGACGTTAAAGCTATGCGAACCAATTCACAGCTTTCAGTCTGATCGCACCCGTATGGCTCACCGAGTGATTTGTTTGCGCCCCTACCAAAAAGAACAACGCCTATAAATTTGCCGTTTTCCCATGCGCCCACCTTAACCAACTTCCCAACGGGCAGGCAGCCGCTGTAGTGCCAATTTACGCAAGCATACTTTGCAGCTTCGTGCGTTGCCCAATCTATTTTAAGCTGTGGCTTCACGACTATCGAACTCATGTTGACATTTAGGACAGGTTACCATCTTAGGTTCAAGCTGGTCTAACTTGCCTTGGTCATCTTCAGTGCCAGCATCAAAATTAGGCTCATCTAATATCTTCTGCAAAGTGCTATCGTCAAAGCCAAGAATTTCTAATTCAAAGCCCTCGATGTTCAATGTCTCAATTTCAGCCTTGAGCATATTCATATCCCACCCTGCGTTTAGGGCAAGCTGGTTATCTGCGATCACAAGGGCGCGTTGCTGTGACTTACTCAGATGATCTAGAACAATCACTGGCACTTCTTCAAGGCCAAGCTTTCTTGCTGCCAGTAGGCGTCCGTGTCCTGCGATGATACTGTTATCACCAGAGACAAGGATTGGGTTAGTCCAGCCAAACTCTTTAATGCTTGCCGCGATTTGCGCCACCTGTGCGTCGCTGTGCGTGCGGCTATTCGCTGCATATGGAATCAGCTTTGCAATGCTGCGTTGTTCGATCTTAACGCTCATCAATAGCCTCCGTTATTAGTGCGCTTGTCGGCACTTTCGCCAACCAAGGTGAATGATTTCGTTGTCACTTCCCTTGTTCCCCAAGAATGCATCTTATCGCCACATCTTTGACAATCAGGTGCACTTCCCTTTCCTTCGCATTGAAATCCGCAATAGCAAGAGAATTTTGTTACAATCTCAATCATCTGTTTCCGCTTTCACTTGGTCATAGCCTTCCAGCCAATCTTTGCTGCGTCGAGCGTCCCGTGTTAGTCCGCACATTGCAGCCTCACGACTAGCTTGAAATTGTAAAATGCTTTCGGCCATAGATTTTGCGTTGCCTTCTATCTCAATAAGCTTGGCCAGATAGTGCTGGCACTTTTCTAAATCCTGCGTGCCGTTCTTATCTTTATACCGAGCGAGGTATTTAATGCAGTTGCCTAGCAGATAACCAGCGAACGCCTCTTTGCTCATCCATGATTCCATTGCGTCCCAGGGCTGCACTTTCTTTGATGCGTAGTGGTTTCCGCCTACCTGATAGCTATTCGGTTGATTCATGTTCATCCCTCACTTCATAATCAGATGCACGTTCTAAGCGTTTGCGACAGGGCGCTATCCATCGCAATCTTGTATCAACATCATCTAATGCTGGAAACCAAATAAGCCAGCAATAAGAAGTTGCGGTCGATATGTTTGGATCGATCCTACCTTTGCACATTGGCGCACGTTCAACAAATTGCAGAATATACGCTGGTGGCGTATTTTTGAATAAGTTTTCGTATCGCGCCTTGCCTTCCAGAAATGCGCTACGTACAATGACAGCTACACCTTCCATGCTGCTTTCTAATGCTCGCTGTATAAATTGTTCCGCCAATCTGAATGGTGGATTGGTTATTGTCCAGTCGTGCATTTCAGGTAACGGCCCCCACAGATAATCAGCAACTGGATAGCCAACCCCATAGTCATGAACATCAGATGGTTCAACGTGAGCAAAGTATTCAGATAGTGGCTTAACCATGTGACCACGGTTGGCTGCTGGCTCTCTTACAGTCATTGCGTGCATTGGTTCATCTTGATTATCACGCAACCACTCACACAAAGCTCTAGTTGCCCAAGGTGGTGTTGGAAAGTCATCCAAGCTATCGTGAGGCTCAGACCGTTGCTGCATTACAGCACTAGAACGATTCTGAGTCATAATCATCCCCAAACGGATCATATCCCTTCAGCATTGCATCGACTGCAACCATAATAGGCCCACTGATACGCACCTTGCCAGATTCCATCTTGCGTATGCTTGTTGCGCCGTTGTCTGGCGATAGACGGAGAGCGTCAGCCATTTCTGTTACGCTGTAGCCCATGCGGTGACGGGCAAGCTTTAACTTTTCAGGTGTCATGCCTCTGCTCTGCTTTTTTGAAGCGATGTAACAATGGTGCTGTGATCGCGATTCATAATCCTGCCTATCTCTGTGGTGGAATAGCCCTTCTCACGCAGCATGACAACGCACTTGCGCCTTACCTTAACTAATGGCCCAAACCTATTTTTGCCTAAAATATCTTCTAAAGTGAAGCGATGCTCTTTGGCGATGGCTTCAATGTCATCTAAATTCTTTTGCCGTGGCGTCATGTAAAGGTTTCTTCCGATTCAGTCGTGTCAATGTTCAGCGCTTCACTAAGCCATGCCATTGCGATGCAAATATCTCCCCATTGCTCGTCGTACATAGGGTCGCCCTCTGGTATGCAATCTTCTCTTACCATTTCTAATGCTTTCCAAATGGTTTCGATCCATGATTTTTGATTGTAAGCAGTTAAAATCATTTAATATCCCCTCAAAGTTCCAACAGTTTATTGCTACGCATTTCTTCGTAGCGATAGTCTGCTTCATCGTCGCTGTGGTCGCAGTCCGCTTGCCATATCAGCTCTTGCAATGTGCCAGCAGGGTCTTCGTCATATTCAATTATGGCTGTCAGCAGTTCAATCTCCTGAGAATCGCTAATACCGAACGAATTGCTATTAAGGACTGCTGCGTAACCCGATTGCTGCCATTTTTCCTTTTGGCGCTTATGTTCTTCGGTGTAAGCGTTTAGTGCGTCGATAGCGTCTTGCGCTAGTTGCGTGAGTTTCTTGCTCATGCGTCTTGCTCCACAAAATCAGGGCATAGCAATGCCTGTGTTACGATGGCGGCAGCGCAATCTTCTGCGCTTGCATAGCGTTCTGTAAATTCACGGCCCAGCGCGTCAGCACAAGCATCTAGAAGAATGTTGCTGGTGATGATGTATTGGCGCGGATCAGCGCACGTTTCAAATTGGCCAGCGCGAATCTGCCTTGTTAAAAGACCGTCGATGCGTTCAAATTGAGATAGGGTAATACTCATATCAGTCTCCTTGTTGGCGGGGAAAATCCCCTTGCTGATGCCCTCTTATAATCTTGGCAGATTTATATGTAAAGCGCATTTTTCAATAAAATGTTATACGCAAATAAAAAGGCTGGACGCGTTGCACCGCAATCCAGCCTCAAGAGCGTCACGAAGCTTGGCAGCGAAGTAACAAATAATTTTGTAAACCAAAGCGATACTGGTGGCAATCATCTTTCTTAATTTTTCTGTCGTTTTGCGTGTTCAATGGCTTCTATCGCCCAGGCTTCGGGTGCGCCTTTGTATCGCCCCTTAGCCCAGTTCTTTCGTATATCATCCAATGATATGCTTCCGAGGTCATATTTAATCAGGTCGCACATCAATTTTGTCGCAGCGCTCACCTGACTGTAAATTCCCCGTCAACCTTTCGAAGGTATCCTCGTTCTTCAGCAATACGCAACCAACGCTCTGGCTTGTCAGATAGATCGACAGGCTCACCGCAGCGAAGCGACATAATAAATTCTTCGAACCTTGCCTCTGCGTTATTCAAACAGATGCGAAGCGCCTTGTCCTTTTTCGTCGTTCGTGGAGTGTAGCCTTCCAATATCTCTAAGCACTGGCGAGGCGTTGGGAACCAATCCAGCTCCTTGCAGACGCGCTCAGTCATGTAGCTAAGGGCTTCCTTCGTGTAGCCTCCAAGAATCCGCGCATAGACTGCTGTCCGCATTTGTCCTCTTTGCTCGTCGGTGTTCTTGCTTGGCAGGGTTGCCTCAATGAATTGCAATTGCTTGGCAAGCTCGTGTGTTTCGACTGGCACGTTCTCGATTGGCATCGCTAGGGCAAGTGACCTTAGCTCATCGCACTCTGATACTGTAAGCTCAGAACGGGTCATTAGGTCGTCCATCCGCGACATATCGAAGTGCTGCGGCAAAGCCGTTTTCGTTTCTAGGGTTACCAGTTGTCCGATTTGCTGCGCCATTTTTCTTTCCCTCTACCCATGTTGCTTTAAAACCCTGCCATCCTCGTTCAATAGCTTCCGTGATAGCAGCCTCCAACGTCCATCCTGCCAACGCAGCTTCACGCTCAATGCCCTTCAATGCCGTTTCAGTGAAAGCTGCTTTCCGATGGTTCTTCCAATCTTTCCAAAGCTGGTCACAAAATCCATCAGGTTTAGCAGCGGAAACGCTCCTGCGTTTTGCTGTTAATACGTTAGTATTAACTTCTGTATCTGTATCTGTATCTGTATCTTGGCCCGTTACTGAAACGTTTCTCTCCCGTTTCATAGCGTTATGCTGCTGTTTTTCCCTGTATTTTTTTACACGATTTGTGCTGTTATCGCTTTTGTATTGCAGTTCATCCCAAGCAACTGGTGACAGGTTTTCATCCACCAAATTGACCTCTTGCAATCGCCTTCCAATCTCATCTAGTTCACGCAACTGGACGCCTAACTTGACGGCAATTTTACGCGATCTGAGATTATCATTTGGCGTGTCTAGAAGGCCATCAGCCTTTAGGCAGCATAGAGCAACAAAGTGCCAGCGATCCTCAAAAGCTAACAGGCGCAGCTTTTCGTCATCAACTATTCGGTGATATAGTCGGAACCATTGTAAGCCACTCATGACGCAAACCCTTGCGCGATGGTTCTGTGGCGTGTATTACTCAACATAGCAGTGCCTTTCATAGCTAGGCGTTGTTAGAGCGGGTTGAGTGCCTTTCCTCTCTTGGGCACTCCCCGCTCGCTCTTACATAACTCAAAACGCGCATTAGTAAAACATAATTTTTGCGACTGATTGACCAGCCATAGGCTATCAGCGTATCTTGCGCGGATTGGTATCTCCTTACCGAACGAACTGGGTGGCTTCGGTCACCCTTTTTTTATTTGGTCTCACGAAGCTGGTGGTAAGGGAATAGCGCAATAAAGACAGCGCGGCGCAAGGGCCAGTCTCTGACAACGACTCCCTTCACATCTTCTGTGATTTGGATTCCGTTTTCGATGTATTCGAAGTCAGATTTGTAACCAACGCGTCGGCCATTACCGTGCTTTAGCTGGCGACCGTTGATTACGAACCAGTATTGCGGGTGAATGATTAGGTCACTGATAGCGCCAGCCGCTTGCAGATCATGTAGCTCGTTGCACCTAATAGCCTCTCGCTTGCTGTCATGAGTGTGACCAGACCTGCATTGCGATTTAACAGCGCGGTATTTGCCGAAGCGTTTCATGTGTCAAGTTTCTGCTGCACCAGGCGTTGAAGTGCTTCATTAGCCAGTAGCCATGCACCAAGAGTCGGTTCGTTGCGTTTGCTTTTCCAGTTAGACAAAGTGACGCGGGTCAGCCCAGCTTCGTTTGCTATCTGGTAAGCCCTGATCTTGTGCGCCCTAGCAAGGTCGTAAAACTCTGCAATCGCTTGGTCTACATTGGTCATATTAAACTTTCTTTCGATTGTGGATAAAAAACGCTTTTAATCTTCTACGGATTAGTTACAAGGGGTTTGGCAAATAAAAGGAGATACCACAATGCCAGTTCATAAAAAGATTAACGAAGCGCGGATTGCCTTCCACGCATTACCTCTGAAAAAGTCCGGCCATAACACCTTTGCTGGATACAAATATTTCGAGCTTTCCGACTTTGTGATTCCAGCCCTTCGCATCTTTAACGATGTTGGGCTTTGCGCGATCATCAGCTTTTCGGAAACCACAGCATCGATGCACATCGTCGATGTCGAAGATGGTAGCCAAGTCATCATTCACAGCCCAATGGGTTCAGCCAATCTTAAAGGCTGTCACGAGATACAGAATATTGGCGCGTGTGAGACTTACTCAACCCGCTATCTCTGGACAGCGGCCCTTTGCATTGTCGAGCATGACGCACTGGATGCCACCACAGGCAAGAGTGAGCCAGCGCCACGGGTTAAGTTTATCAGCGACGAACAGTTTGCTGAATTGCAAGCTTTGGTAGACCAGACCAAGACCGACTTGGCTTTGCTCTGCAAACATTACAAAATCAGCGCACTCAAGGAATTGCAGGAAACCCGCTTTGATGCGGTCAAGGCTGCATTAGAAAAGAAACTCGCATGACAGACGCAGCAATCATTCAACGCAGCCCTGAATGGTATGCAGCACGTTGTGGGAGCCTTGGTGCTTCCCAACTAGCAGACGCCCTAGCCAAGACAAAATCAGGCTGGGGAGCGTCACGCGCCAACCTTCGTGCAACCCTTGTGGTCGAACGGCTCACAGGCCAGCAGGAGGAAGGATTCATCCGCAGTGCAGCAATGCAGTGGGGAGTTGACAAGGAAGAAGAAGCCAGAATCGCCTACAGCTTCATGACAGGCCATGATGTGACTGAGGTTGGACTATATAAGCATCCTACCATTATAGGCACTCACGCCAGCCCTGACGGGCTTGTGGGTGATGATGGCTGCATTGAGATTAAGTGCCCTAATTCTGCCACGCATATAGAGGTGCTCAAAACTAATCAAATCGCGCACAAATATATACTCCAGATGCAATGGCAGATGGCTTGCGCTAATCGTCAATGGTGCGACTTCGTGAGCTTTGATCCACGGATGCCAGACCATCTAATGCTTTACATTGCACGGGTGCAGCGCGACAACGATATGCTGGCGACTTTGGAATCAGAAGTTACCGCATTTCTTGCAGAAGTTGATGAAGACGTAAAAGCGTTATCAAAACTAGGAGACCAATCATGACACAGAACGAAAGAGTTTTCGATCACTTGCGTAGCGTTGGGCCAATCCGCCCAATGACAGCATTAAATGACCTTGGCATCTATCGCCTTGCATCGCGCATTAATGATCTGCGAAAGATTGGGCATAAGATTAAAACCAAGAAGGTCGAGGTGGTCAATCGCTGGGGCGAATCATCTTACATTGCTGAGTATAGCCTGGAACTTGAAGATGCTGCCTAATCGCATCGCTAAGAAGCCTAAGCGCACTGCACGGTGGCGGTCACAGGGGCACATGAACTTCATTCGATCGTTTCATTGCTGCATCAATGGCTGTCAGGATATGCCTATCGAAGTCGCACATATCAGGATAGGCAGCGGTGCAGGCATGGGGCAAAAGCCGGATGACTGGCGCGTTGTTCCTTTGTGTAGAGAGCATCATCGTGAACAGCACACAGTTGGTGAGCAGACGTTTTGGAAAGGTGTTGACATTGAGGCTTTGATTGAAGCCTTTTGCAAAGCCAGCCCAAAGGCGCGTGAGATTAAAGAGGCTCAAGACAAGTGACGCAGACCGTATGGCTTCGTGGTGAATATCAAAGGCGATTGGCTCACCAGTTAATCGACAAGGCTCCACAAGATGCAGTCGTTAAGATCAGCGCAGCCAAGCGCAGTGACGATCAGAACGCAAAGATGTGGGCCATGCTGTCAGACATCAGTCGGGCAGCGCCAGAAGATAGGCATCACATACCAGAAGTTTGGAAGTGCATATTTATGGCAGCATTAGGGCATGAAGTGATGTTCACAATGGGCCTAAACGACCAGCCTTTCCCAGTAGGCTTTAAAACATCAAAGCTAACTAAGGCCCAGATGTCAGATTTAATTGAGTTTGTGTATTCGTATGGGGCGCAACACAACGTAAAATGGAGTGAAGAAATATGAGTGATAATACAGACGATATGCTGCGCCTTTTGATTGAGCGCATCGAACGCCAAGAAGAAGAAAAGAAGGTTGTGGCGGATAGCATTAAGGAAATTTACAGCGAGGCAAAATCTCACGGTTACGATGTTAAAATCCTTCGCGCTGTGATTCGCCTTCGCAAGATGGAAAAACACGAACGAGCAGAATACGAAGTCCTGCTTGAAACATACATGAACGCACTAGGCGGTTAAGGAGAGAGAGAATGCAAAATATTACTATATCAGGGAACATTGGCAAGGATGCTGAGTTACGCGACACCCGCGACAGCAAGGTTCTTAGCTTCAACGTCGGCGTCAAAAACGGATTCGGCAAAGATGCTGGCAGCGTTTGGTATCGCTGCAGCTTGTGGGGCAAGGCAGCGGAAGCATTTGCTGGCGGCCTTACCAAAGGCACGAAGGTATTCATCACAGGCGAACTGACGCATGACGAATATGAGGGCAAGCCACAGTTCAACGTGCGGGTCGGCAGCATCGACACAGGGCCACGCGCTCAAGCTGAAGCATCAACACCAGTAAGCCAGAACCAACATACTACGTTTGAAGATGATATTGACTCGGAAGTTCCATTTTGACTCAGGGCAGATACACAATGGATCGAGCGCCGAAATTTAACTTTGAACACAGGAGGAAGCACCAGGCATCCGTTCAAATGGAATGGATCAGTAAGAGATATACTGACAGCACAGCAGAAGCCAGTCGCGCATTGCTAAAGGCACAGCTTCTTGCAGGGCAGCATACACTGGATAAGAAGCGTTTTGTGGATGTTGCCAAGCATCATGGCTGGCTTTTGCAGATACCACAGCGATTGCTGTTATAACGGAAAAGGGCGGGTGTGCATTATGCAGCCCGTCTTTTTTTATGCGTAATGAAAAAAACGCTTTTATTTATTATTTATCGCGTTTATAGAATCAAGACCAACCAAGGGGCCATGCCCCGCCAAATAAGGACGTAAAATGACTAAGATAACAAAAATTCAATTATGCTTCGCCCTGATGTGGCTAGGGCTTGTTGCTTATGCTTTCCTTACAGAAATGCCAGAGTGGTCATGATTAAGCCAAAACAAGCAGCCCCGATGGGCAAGAAGTATCGCGTTTCGTCAGAAAGCGCATGGCCTGTGCGTAATGCGGATGGATTGACCTTTGCAGAAGCCAAGCGCCTCAGGGAACAGGAGCAAAGCAAATGACAGACGATAAGCACGTTTCAGCGGACATAATGGCCGCAGCACTTAAAGCATCCAATCCTGATCCGCTATCAAGGTGGCAAAAGGGATTCAACTCAGGCGTCGAAGCTGCCGCATCCGCCTTAGAAGTTGACGCCAAGCTATGTGACTGCGCTGCACGGGAAGAGCGCGAGTGCGGCTGTGGCGCATGGTGCGAGTGGAAAAGCATTACATCAGCGAGGGCGATTGAGATTGTCCGTGCACTTGTTAAAGAAACGCCATTTTCTTAACATGACAATGTTTTTCTGGTTCGTCTGCATCATAAAACACGATTTTTGTTACAACATAAAATACGGGATAGGTGCTGCATGACAATGTTTTTCTGGTTCGTCTGCATCATAGGCGTGGCTTACATATTCGGAGAGGATAACGGGATACATCCACATTAAAACGTGTCACTTTTCTAACAAAGAAACCGCAGCTTACATATAAGTTATAAAGGTAGTTATGGCTTATATGTAAGTTTTTCTAACAAAGAAACCCCGCAAACTAGCGCATGGCTTAGGTTTGCGGGATATGTGCTTCAAACAAAATTAAGCTACCTCTAGCATTTCAGTTGTCACCATCACGCGACCGACAGCGCCGTACTTTTTATGATACGTTATGGCCCAAGCCGCACGATCAGCAATCCATCCACCACGCGCAGCATAAGCATCCCTAGCCGCCAAGGTTGGATGCTGAACCACCGTTACACCGTTATACTCTTTCTCGTCCCTGTGGTGGCGATGTCCGCAGTGGATCTCGCGTCTGGTAGTCCTGCCCCACTCTTGCGGGAACTGTGCCGCAAACAGCAGCGGTAGGCTCTCGTTCTTGACCTTATGGCCATGATGAATGCCTAGCATCGTATTACCCCATTCCAGCACATAGAATGGAAGCACGCTGTCATTGACAGTTACGCGAGGCTCATCCTCGTAATGCACTGCAAATAGGTCAGCCAGCCATCCGGCGCTTTCTTCGTCGTGGTTGCCTTCAGCTATAATCAGATGCACTTCTTGGTGGCGAAGCAAAGACATTGTTACCAGTGATCGAATGATGCGAATCGCAGCACGGCGTATCTTAGGGAATCGGCTGTCAGCATCTAGAACGTGCTTTGACGCTGGCGTTACTGGTGTCTTACCATCCGTATGCAGGAAGTCGCCCTGGATGTTAATAACTGCAGTATGCGCTTTAGGGCTTTGGTCAATCATCTTTGCTAGTGCTGCAATGATGGTTTGCTCAGCGATTGAGATGTTCCAATCCGATCCGCCCTCTTTATGCCACGCCAGCATCCCAAGGTGGTAATCAGTAAAGGTGTAAAGGTTGCACAGATGCTCCTCAGAAGCGTCAGGAGCAACGATAACGCTTGAGGGTGGTATGTCATCCTTAAACCCGTCGATTGTCTCTCTAATCGCGTCCACGAGCGCCTGATGGCTCATTGACGCTTTAACCCATTGCCCAGATGGTTTGCCTTCAGCGTTGTAGTAGGTGCTGACGCCCTTAGCTACATAGCCATCAGGGACAGGGCGGGTGAAGTCATTATCTGGTGCGTAGCCTTGCAGCGCCGCCTTCTTTTTGACAGCGATATAGGCATCACTTGCGCCGCCGACGTTAATGCCCATTGCGATGGACGCAGCTTTAGCGCCACCGTGCAGTTCAATCGCCTCAAGAATTTGCTTCTGGCGAGGTGTACAATATTTGTACAACTCTGCGTCGATATGTATGGTTGCTGGCATTTATTTGCCTTTCGGACAATCATCCTCACAAAGACAAATCAAGACGCTATTGTGCAGCTCTATCTCCGCTACTGTTTCAGGCGTGTCTTGCGTTGCGTCATAGGTGATAGGTTTTGCAATAGCGCAGTAGCTATTTACGGGAGCGGTCGAAACGGTCGCGCAGCCGCTCAGTGCGCTCAGGATCAGGGACGATAATAGCAGCTTCGCCAAGTGCGATTTGCTCATTGATGGCATCGTTCATTTCCTTGATAGTTTCCTGACGCCCTTGCCGCTTCCAACGATGCTCCGCCCAAGCTCCCAACAGCTTGTCCAAAACACCCAGCAAGAGCGTCAGAAACTTCATTACTCTGCAGGTGCTTCTACAGGCTGCTTGCTGACAAACGACCAGACCGCAACGCCGATGGTTGCTACCGCACCAGCCAACAGGTCAACCGTCGCACCGTCGATGAGACCTTTTCCTGCCAGATAGCCAAAGCCAGCCGCAGCAAGTGTACGAACGAGTCCAAATAATTGTTCCTTCTTCATTTCATTTCCCCTTAGGATAAATCTTCCAAGGCAGTTCCCAATGTGGGCCATCCTTAAAAGTTCGCCAATCGCCGCCCCAGGTAATTGGGACGTTCTCATCTGCCGCAGCAGCTTTTATAATCTTAGCTAATCTATGGTACAAAGGCCAGTCCCACGATACCTTGCCATCAATCAACGGCGCTAGATCAACAGCGTGTCCAGTGATGTGCCGCGAGTTCAGCGTCTTTGATGCGCCTTGTGCCAGCAGCTTCCGTTGACGATCTAAGGTGCGTAAGCCTTCCAAGACGGTAAAGTCTAGGCTCGACATCGCAGCAGCCTTCTTTACCACACGCACTAAATCAGGATGGACTCCCTCAAGGCGTGATAAAGAACGGCTGCCAAGGATGATGCTCACACGCCACCCGTTTTCAGCACGCTTAACAATATGCCAATCAATAGCATGATGATTGTGCCGCAAGCCGTAATGCCAAGGCTCTCGATCCGCTTCATCCGCGCACAGATACTTTCGTATCGAAACGCACAGACCTGCTCGTGAGTGTTAAGTTGAGCTTGCGTCTCGTCTATGGTTGCCACTGGTCAAATGCCCTGACCAGGTGTGATGTAAAGCGTTTGTGCGCTTGCAGCTAATCCGCTGAAATAAGATTCCGCACTGAAGCGAAGAATCTCAACTGCGCCTGGAAGCAATGGGATGCCAGCGGCAGGGTTACCAGATGCAGCAGCTTCAGCATTAGCCTTTGCAGCAGCAACAGTTGGGCCAACGCCAAGATGCACAATTGCAGTTCCAGCATTGATAACGCGATACTGTCCGGTCGAGTGCGCTTTATTGCGCTCAGACACCAAAGCCTGAACGCCGTTAGGTGACGTTGCTGCAGCAGTTATAGCGATGGTCTCGCCAAGTGGTGCGAAAGCGATTTGTGAATTAGTGGCCATGATTAGACTCCAAGGTTACCGGCTAGAAGGAATGTATTTGCTACAGGGCAGATAGCTGAGATGACTGCGTATTGGCCCATAGTGCTAAACAGCGACGAATAAGAGACAAGCGTTTGTCCGCCAGCCGCTACAGTGACCTTGCCAGCGCCGCCCTGAATAATCGTGCAGGTAAAGCCAGCGCCAAGGCCAGCAGCGCACGTAATCGTTACCGCAGAGCCTGAGGTGCAATAGATGACCTTGCCGTTGTCCGCAGCCGAAAGCGTGCGTGTGGTTCCAGCTTCAGTAATAATACCAGCCGCACTTAGGATAAAGGCGCTAGAATCCACCGTTGGGAAAACTGTTTGGTTTGGTGCTGCTTTTAACATCGTTTATTCCTTTATAAATTGCCTTCTGACACCCAAGTGCCAGGCGTTCCGGCAACGGTGCAAGCCCATGACTTCGGTTGCCCAACGGCGGGGCTTTGGTTGTACACGCGGTCTCCGACAGCCCACGTGTTAGTTGTCGGCGCGGCGGTTCCATACGTAATGGCTCGACCTAAAGTGCCGTAAAAATTTATCAACCGAGCGCCGCCAGTATTCAAAATAGTCGGGGTAGCTGCATACCAGCCATTTTCAACATATTCAGTGGCGGATGCAATTTCAGCTTTGAACGTAAGATTTTCATAGACAGGGTTTGCAACGTCAATACGGCCTGAGTTATCAAAATAAACAGATCGTGAATCTCCGACGATGCCACCCGCATTTCCGTAAAATGTTGGCGAAATAAGGCGAACGTCAGTTCCACCAAAATACGCCATGTATGTGTTAAGACGGTTTGCTTTGAAAATATCGCTCGTACTGATAGTAAGGCCTATTGGGTTTCCAACGCAAGAAAATGCGTCGAATGCGCCAGCATGATACATATTTGACGTAGACATAAATTCATTGATTGAATATGTCGCCGCGCCATTATTTGTGAATACAAAAGCCTGAGCACTTCCGTTTGAAAGAAGTTGATTTCCGGTTAATGACAATGTGGTAATGCTGCACCCAGTAGCCGCAGATGAACGTGGCTGAATTAAAATGGAATTCAACGTTGAAATTATATAGTTGCCTTCGATAATCAGCTTAAACGTATTAAGGTTAACTTCTGTTGGAGCAACCCATATGCCGTAAGCACTTGAGCCAAGCGCAGATACGCGATTTCCTTTGATGATATAATACGCGCTGGCTATCTCTTGAAAAATTAAGATGCCAGGTACGTCTGTTTCTGATCCATTAATAATGTTGTCAGAAATAATTGTGTTAATGCTAGAGCAGTTAATGCTGGATGCGATGTTGCCAATGACAACCGCCGTCTCTACGTTTCCGTGCAAATCAATGCAGCCCGTAAGGTTTTCAAGTGTGCTGCTGTGGCACGTATTGTTAGCGTATACAACTTCACGCAGAGGCTCAAACCCACCTCCAGAAATGGCGTGGCGTGCGTTATTGATTGTGTTGTTGACAACCTTTACGCCTTGGCCTGTTCCAACGACAACGCCATAAGATGTCCCAGTAACAATACCGTTCCAAACATCATAGATAAAGTTGCTGTCTACCGTTCCGCCAAGGCAGTACCCTACATAAACACCAGCATAGCGCGAACCGTGAATTTTGCAGTTTTTAACGACAGGGCTGCGCGCATAAAGAATGGTAAGCGCAATCACATCGTCATTGCACTTAATTTCCAAACCTTCAACGGTGATCTGCGGCATATTCAGCAAATGTACAGTTGTAGTCGCCGCTGTGTATCCGTCATAAAGCGGATTTGAATTGGTGATTGTTGTGCCTACAATTTTTTCGACCAGCGCCAACTCGCCTTTTAAATATTCTGGACGCGTTGGGTTCCAAAGGTCGGTAGACGAAATAAGCAAAATACGGCCAGCAGTAATACCTGTTGCGCTGGTGACGGTAAATGTATCGGCATTTTTAATTACGTTTCCACCCAACGGTGTGCTGGATACACGACTTCCACCAAGTTCAATAACATTCAAACTGCTAACAGCGGTTGCGTCAATTTTAGCGCCATAACCGCGAATTTTAATACTTATGCCATCTGCAAATGTTTTGCTTATAGGGCTAGTAATTAGATATGTACCCGCAGGAAAAAGCAGTTCTCCGCCTGTGGTTGCAATCGCATCAACTGCCGCTTGTATTGCTGCCGTATCGTTAGATATGCCATCGCCCACAGCACCGAAGTCCAGCACATTAATTGGTGCGCCGTCAATCATTGAGTAAGTTGCTTTAGTTAAAGTCATTGCGTCACCTTTTGGAAAATGCTTGGGCTTCAGCGTTAGTTATTCTTTGCGGCCAATAACTTACCTGAGATACGTGTCCGTTAAGATATGCTGTTTCAGTTCCCGACGATCCTATATTAAAAGCAGTAAGACCAGTGGGAACAGTTCCAGAAATATCGGGAGTACCCGCTATAGCGTTGCACGCTGCCTGAAAGCTATTAGCTTTGTATGCCGACACACCTGTAAAAAAGGTATTGCTTGTTAGCAACGCTGACAAAGGTGTTATAAACGCTTGAGTCGTTGTATCTCGAACGAAAAATTGAAAATCAATAGCTGAACCACCAGCTATGCGCTTACCCATAAATAAAGTAGTTGTGGCTGTGCCATAAACTTGTCCGAAAGGGTTCTTGGCTAACGAACCAGCGTCTAATAAATCTGCCCTAATCGAAAAAGTCCCCTCACTGGCATTATACCAATCGCTGAAGTTCGTTCCCGTCATGCTCACAACGTCAGCGTTGCGTGTCAGGCTGGTCGTAGTTGTGGGGATGTAGCTGGTAGCAAATGCGCCTGCTTCGAGTTGAGCGCCGTAAGCATCTGAATACTCGCCTGCTGTAACAGCTTGGCCAGCATATCCAACATAGGCAAATACTGAGTTTCCAGATGTAATGCCAGATGAAACAGCAATCTCAAGACGCCACCAACCATTGCCAGCGTTGCGAACAGTTACGCCCGTAGAGCCGTTAATATATGTCCAAACACCAGTTGAAAAGTTTAACCGGCCCAAAACCAAAGTGGTTGCAGTAGTTTGGTTACGCATACCGTAATAGTTTGACGTAGTTGCACCAGTTCCTTGGCGAACATAAATTGAAAATGTCGCTGCTGTCCCAGTGATTGCGTAAGCAGAAGTGTTGAAAATAGCTGTGCCGTTTGCCGTTGCAGCCACGCTATTGGCGTTGGCGGTTCCGTCCGGCGAATTAACCCCGCTAACAGTCCGCGTTATATTAGTGCGGCTCCAAACGCCGTTGCTTAAATCATTGCTATATGGAAGAAGGTTTGTTCTGCTTTCTTCAATCAGCAGTCCTTTAGGTGCAAGCGTTGCAGGATCATAGTCAAAGCGCGGCAGGTTTGCATTTACTACCGAAATAAAACCACTACTGTTTACAGCCGTAGCAGTGTTGAGCGCACGAGTAACGGTAACGCGTGGATCAAGAGTTCCAGTTGTAAAATCCAACGCCATACGTGGTAAGACGCGCTCTGTGGCTGTCGGGCTGTATGCAGGAGTTATCATGCTACGCGCCTCACTTCGCTGTCCAAGTGGTGCTGCCACTTTCGTTCACATAAAACGTTGAGCCAGCTCCACCTCCAGTACGAAGATAAAGCGAACCTTTAGTAGCTGAAAATGTAGGTGCAGCCGAGCCTGAGAAAATTTGTGGCCCAGATACACCAACTTGAAGTTGGCCTACCGATACGTTTGATTGAGCACCACCAAGAATTACGTTTACGTTAGATACGCCGACGTTAATGTTTGTGCCGTCGCTCCAAATTGTGCGGCCAGTGCCACCCAACTGCACAAAAGAGCCAGTTGTCATGGCTATAGAGTTAGAACCAGAACCAGCAGTCAGAGTAATCTTGCTTGCCTGGATTCCGTTGGTATTATCTGATAAAAATTGCTGGTTGGTGCGAACGCCAAATGCACGATCCCACTGCCAAAGTGCCGCACCACCCGTCGCAGTAACGTCATCTGATAGAACGGGGGCTTCAGTTGCAAATGTCGGAGCAACTTGCACTGCTGAGTTGCCACTAATTGTTGCTGAAACGTAGTTCAGGAACCCTGAAAACAGTCCGCCTTCAATCAGAAATGACTGCGTTGTCGAAGTGGAACGTGACTTTATGATGAAGCGCGATGCTGCGTCAGACGCAAAATACTCTCCGCCGATGATAGAAACATAACGCGGAATGTTTCCTATAGCAACTTCAATCATGGCTTCGCTGGTGTTTGCAGCGGCAGTTTCCATGTAGCATCCATGAAACTCAATGTTTCCGCCGGTAGAACCACCAGTAATAGTTACCTCTGGGGAAGTACCATCACCACCGTTAGCTACCTGCCCATTGCCCTCAATACAAGCACCGATAAACTTGATATTAGGTGAACCAATAAGAACGCCCTCGCGTTCATTAGCCTCAATGCGCCCACCGAAGAACTGCGAGCCCTGTAAGTCAGAAACGGCTGGGTTAGTCGATGGATCGTAAACCCCGTAAGTGTTGTAACGAAGGTCTAGATTAATAAACGTATTAATAATGGACAGGCCACTAACCGTTAGACCGCCATGCCAGCCCCAGCAATAAATGCTATCCAATGTCGTTGTTGTGGCTTTTACAAAGCAAACGCCAGCCGAACCAATGGTTTTTGTGCCCGTGCCTAAAAAGCGAATGTCCCTTACTTTTACATTTAAAATTGCCGCTGCAACAGGAGTACCAGCATCATCTTGAGCGCCGATGTACAAGGCTGGCTTCCCAAGCCCCGCGTTCATAGTAATTATTCCAGTACCAGCAAACTCTTGCCCATCGGACATCATATATAAAGAGTCTGTTATGAGGTATGTACCGTCAGGAAGAAAGACAGAGCTTGCAAAATTAAGCGCCGCCTGAATAGCTGCTGTATCATCAGCAACGCCATCGCCTATAGCGCCAAAGTCCTTGACGGAGACATATTGCTCTAGCTTAGTCTGAACGGTTTGTTGAACAGCACCAGGGGCTGTCAGAGTATAAGTGATTGCCGTAGCGTTACCGCCATTGATAACGCCAGTTTCATTGGTTATAATCTCAATGCTGGAACTCAGCGGGGGCGCAATGGAGAACGTGATAACATTTCCCAGAAGGCTGTAGCTATCCTTTTCCTGATACACGCCGTTGATGAATACGTTGGTAGCTAACTTAGTGCTTGGTGCAGAGGAAAGCGTAAAGTCTACCTCAACGCCATCGCCAATGAAGTCGTTCTTGACAACAGACGCAGATACAGCGGCAGGATCGAAGCCATAGCCCACAGGACTGTAGAGAACGAACTCCTCGCGCTTATTGCGGATTGTAATCGAGAACTGGCTGGCAGTGTAAATCAGCGCAGGTGTGCCGTTACGATAAGCGTATCCGTTGCTTGTGCGGATAGGCTGAGTAGCTGCAATGGTTAGGTTGGCGTCCCAATAGACCTGAATCGGATTCTGTTCAGGGTCTTGGTTCACTTCGCCTATATACAGGTATCCGTCATCTAAAGGCGTACCGTCTAGATCAGTGAATATTGGATAAGGGCCGGTAACTTGAGTAAGTGCCATTAGAACTTAATCCCTTGCGTCGTTAGGCTTATAGCCGAAATTATGTTGCAGTGAAAGGTCATTGTGGCATTACTACAGTTGGCGCACCGGATGGTGATTCAGGCTGTTGCTGCCCATCCATTTGCGGAGCTGCTGCGCTCAATGTAGAATTCAACCAAACCTTTGGATCATCGCTGATTCCAAATGCTTTTGCGTATGAACGGAAGCGTTGGTTCATCGATAATTTATTTACAGCAGCTTGAGATGGAGCGCCTTGTGATGCGCTTTGCTCTAAGGCATCCAAAAATGCTGGGTCTTTAAAGAGCTGTTGCGCGGCATCTAATTTATTTTTCCCAAGCTTGCTCATAGATTCAATAATGTCTGGAATTAACAAATCCACCCCAGGAATTTTTGAAGCAGTAAACGCAACGGCGCGTTTTGCCATACTTGAATTGAGGAAGTTTTGCAGCTTTCCTTGCGCCGCAAGTGACTTACGCAACTCGGCTTGTGTCGTTGCCCCAGTTCTCAAGCCTGAGACCGATCTAGCTTCAGTCATTCTTTTGGAAACGGTCAGCAATGAATTCATGGCCTTCACCCAGTCAGGCCCCATCTCTTTAGCAATCTTGCCAAAGACTTCAGGGTTAGCGCGTAAGCCAGGGTAAAAATCACGGAACTCTGCAAAGCCAAATCCTTGCGATGCCTTAGAGCGTGTTGCTGATGCAATAGCGGTTGCCAAAGCTTCCTTGCGATACTCCTCAGGAACCGTTTTAATCAGTTTATTAAATTTGCGTGCTCCGCCTGCTTTGGATTCGCTTATCGCGCCAAGAAGCAGTGAATTTAAATCACCCTCAAGGTCACGCCCAAAAGCAGAAACCATGCGTTTGCCCAAGGCCCCTTGCTTTGCATACAGTAAGTTTGCAGCACGCAGATTGCGACGAGTTTCTTCGCCTGCCATACGCTCAACATTGTCTAACTGATCTTTTGTAAGAGCGTTTTCAAGACGCACTAATGAAGCTTCATCTAGAGAACCATAAGGGCTTTCTTTGCCCTCTTTCGCTCGTCGGATAAGCCCCTTTTCTCGTATCAATCGACCATAAGTAATATCGCCTGTACCGGCTTCACCAGTTTGGAAAAGATCAAGCAGCTTTTTTTCTTGCTGATTTAAACCACCTTCACCAACTTCTGACACTACTTCCTGCAATGTTGTAAACAAATTATCAAGATCAACGGGAGCTTTCGCAGATACACCCTCATCAACTTTCTTATACAACGCTGAAGCTTGGCTTTTTAAAGCCTTTTGAGATTGTTCAAGGCCAGTTTTAATTTTCTGAGAAACCGCTCCGGTTGCTGGCACTCCCTCAATAAAGAAAGCGTCAAACTGCTGTGAAATATCATCCGCGTTATTAATAGCTTTACGAAGGGTAACATCCCATTCGCCTTGGGCGGGGGTTCCAAATTGCGACCGTTCCAAGCCAAGCGCAGCCCTAATCTGAGGATTATCAGCATAGACATCAATCGGAAGCTCAAAGCCCAAGCTTTCAGCAGCGGCTTTAGCTTCAGGATTGATTTCGGCTAACTCAATGATTTTTTGCTGCGCTGCCTTACCCTGAGCACCTTTTTTGGTTGCTGTGGAAATAAGGTTATCAAGCTCTTCTGTGGGAATAAAACGAGATGGCGCAGCGGCTTCAGTCACAACCTCTTCTGCAACTCCAGCCATTGGTGCGGCAGTAGCTTGCGGAATCGGAGGTGGCTCAACAGCTCCGACCTTCATGTAGTCAGGTGTCTGCAACCAACGTAGGCGTCGAGAAACAGCAAGCGATTCTTGTTCAAGTTGTGGGGAGCCTGGGCCTACCTGTAATTCATTTTGAATATCGCGCAGCCTTTGCGAGAGAATCGCTTCTTCGCTAGTAGTAGATGCTGGTGTCGGCTCAGACATAGGTAATGGTTCGCGTTGAGGCGCAACATAACCAGGTCGCATATATTCAGGAGTCTGAAGATCACGCAATTGACGAGAAAGAGCAAGTGCCTCCTGCTCCAACTCAGGAGAACCCATGCCCTCCCTTAACCGCGTTTGAATATCATATAGCCTTTGTCCTATTGCCGCTTCCTCGCTGGCAGTAGAGACAGGGGCCATTGTGGGCACTTCTGGAGCCGATGGAACAGGTATAGCTTCTGGTAACGCTCCGGCTGGGCCTCTACGCAAATTGCGAACACCGGAAACAACCGCAGGAATAGCTTCAGCAAGAAGTTGACCACCAGCACCACCAGCACCAGCAAGAGCAATTTCGGCAGGATCAAATGTTCCGCCAGCAGCAGCTTGTGTTGCCTCAATTCCAGCCTGCGTTAATGCAGCACCACCAGCAGCGCCTGCAACCGTCCTAGCGGCTCCAGCAGGCGTAAATGCAAAAATACCACCAGCAGCACGCGGAATATCGCTCCAGCGGAAACCTGGCTTAATGCCATATTCCTTGCCATCTTGCGAACGAAGGATGTAGTTACCCTTGGCATCTTGACGCACGTCAACGCCAGGATAGTTGGCTTGAATAATCTGGACGGATTCTTCTGGGCTTGTGAACATTGTACCAAGAGCAGTTCCCGCACTAGCAAGAGAAAGCTCGTTTAACTCAGGCATCGTTGTCCAATCAGGAGCAGCCTCAATTTCAGGGGTGCTGCGTTCTGAACCAGTTACAGTCTCAATAGCGCCCTCAATGAGGCCCATGTCTTTTGTGACATCTTCCATTGGAGCGAGATATGGAACGAACTGCAGTTTACGATCGGTATCTTCTTGAAGCGCCTTAATTGTTTCAGGTGTTAGTGCTGAACCCACATTTCTCATTGAAATGGCGTTTAGTTCTTCAATAGATTTATTGGCCTGCCATGCCGCCTGCAATTCCCTTGCATTTTTAAGGTCTTGCTCCGCAACAACGCGATCACCTGGACGCGCTGCAGCTAAACCAGCTACAGGAGTCTCGGCTGCACCCGCTGCAGGTGGAATGATTGGATTGCCCTGCTCATCAATGAACCCAAGGCTCTGCAAATTCTTATTGGCTTGCTCAAGACCATAAGGCCCAACTGCACTACCAAGGCCGAGTATGCTTAAATCTCTCTGCCTTCTAAGCGTATCCCGCTCTCTTACATCAGCACCTGCACCTGGAAAAAATATAGATATTTGGCTTGTGATTTCTTCAGGAGTAATGGCTGCTCCACTTTCACGACGCAATGTCGCCATAGCAAAATTCTTTGCAGCCGAACGATAAAGGCGACGGTCAGTATCCGAAAATCTATTAGCTAAATTAGGAGGCAGAACTTCTTGAGTAGCAAGTGCGATAAGGTCATCAGGCGCTAAATTTAAACGCTCAAGCTCAATCTGCGAACTGCGTGCGCGTTGATAAAAATCCAGAGCCTTAGATTGACCTTCCGTCAACTCTGCGGATGACTTTTTGAATTTTTCTTCTTCGCGCTCTTCTGAGCGTTTTTTGATGAGAAGCTCTTCTGCCTGACGTTGTTCCTCAGCTATTTCCGCTTGTGACTTGGGTATAACTACCCCTCTAGGCGCACCAGGTGTGCCTTGCGAAGAAGCAACAGGAAGTTCCCAAGGATTAGTTTGCGCCATATTAATTTCCAATCACAACGTGCCAGTGAGGGCCAGTAGCAAATCTTGATGGGTTTTTCACCTCATCGCGTGCCTCAATAATTTTATAACCAGCATTACGAATAGTCGAAAGATACTGATCAAATGTCACGCCAGCAATGGGAGCAATATCTACTGCCCCCTTAGTCCGAGCATGATATGACCTTGGATTCTTTTTAGACAACGGATCATTTGGCCCACGATAGCCAGATGTTATCCTTGCATTAGGAAAAAGCTCACCAATCACAGCGCGGCCATTAGCGAAAGTCACCAGACGGCGCGTCCGTCTGACCTCCTTTTGGCTTTCTCCAGCTATCTGGGCTTCCAGTTACTGGCCCACCTACATATTCTTGACCGTTTACAATATCGCCTACCTTTAAGTCAGCAGGGATGGCAGTAACATTACTGAACACACGAGGCTTACCTGAAGGTGCAGCCTGACCGCCACCTTCCGGCGTGCCGTAGCGTGATAAATAATCTTGAAGCGTGCCAGTATATAACTCGCCATCTGGAGTTTTTGCACCAGTTAAAAGAATTTGTCCTGCTTTATAAGCAATGTTACCAAGCAGTTCGCGTCCCTTGGCACTGTATGGATCAATTCCAGCACCACGCATTGCGGCAGCGGCATCACCAAAGCCAGTCATCTTATTGGCGGCTTCAGGGTCAGCAGCGCGAACCTGAAGGTCAATGATACCTTGAGCCAAGCGTGGGTCGGCATTTGGGTTACCAATCATTGTAGCTAGGTCGCGCAACTGTTTTTCTAAAACTGTATCACCACTTTCCTTAGCGGCATCAGCGCGGGTATTAAGCTTTGTAACAGCGCCCTGCACATTCACTGTGCCGTTTGCATCTGGAGATAATCCATAATACACGTCTCTGGCGGTTTCGAGAAAGAAGTTTTTCCGACCTTCATCTAGTCCCTTATAGTATGTTTGAATGGCAGACACATCTTCAGGTAGCTCTTGCATAGCTAAGTTACGTTGCTGAATGGTAGCACCAGGCCCAAGCAGTGTTTTGAAGATATTAACCTTCTTAGCAGCCTTATCAATTTCTGCCTGCACCTTTTCACGCTGCGCCTGCGCCTGCAAGCGCTGGGCTTCAACCTGCTGCTGCTGCTGGCCTAATTGGACGGCTTTAAAAAACGTTTCTCCAGGCGATGGCGTTTTAAGTGTATAATCATAAGGCTGTACCATAAGTTACCTCAATATCCTCTGCCGATTGCCAAGCCAGCAAACTGTGCTGGTAGCGATAGCGATTGCTGCCAAGCGCTAGCAGAGCCTAGTTTTGCGCCAGCCCGTGCCGCTCCACCTTGAGCTAGGAGGTCTGCAATAGAACCAGCCGATTGCATACCAGCAGTCCCAACGCCAGCAGCCGATTGCTGACCAAGAGATGTCAATCCACCCAAACGACCATACTGTTGCTCAAGAAACTGATTCAACAATTGAGGACGGAACTGGGCTAGTGCGCCCTGAATATTTCCGCCACGAAGCCCACCAGTTGCCGATGCGTTCTGCAAAAGAGCTTCCTCTTGCTGCCGCGCCAAAGATTGAAACATTGGGCTTTGCTCTTGGCCTGCAACATATTCTTGCTGCGCTTCTGGGCCAGCAAGACCTAAGGCTGCCATCTGCGCCTGAAGAGCAGGGCCACCAGCAGCTACATACGGCTGCAATAACCCACGCATTTCTTCACGAGCGGCCCTTGTTTCAGCGACACCAGCTTGGCTAGCATCATACTGTAGCTGCCCAGCGCTCTTTGCCGCTTTAGAACCCATAGCACTGCTTGCTAAAGATGTGCCACCAACAATAAGTGCTGAGACTGGATCAGGCATCAGACATTTCCTTCATATATTCATCAAGGCTTTCGCCATAAAGTTTTAAGACAACGTGACCTATTTCCATTGCTGCTTGCGTGCCGTGAACCAACTGCACTGTAGCAAGGACAATATCATAATACCCAGCACGCCAAACAAAGCTAGTGGCGCACGCATTTCCAGCTAGCTCAACCGTATCAGACGCCTTCCACTTCAGGATTGCAGTGCTAACGAGCGGCAGCAATACTAAAGCGTTAACTTGATAGAACGGATTCGACGGCAATCCTACCAATGCCGCCCAGATTGCCATGTCAGCATCGTCGCGATCAATCTTGTCGCCATCAACAATGTCATCAAAAAGCTGAACAACTTGCCATAGGTCAATGAGCCACTCAACGGCATCTTCGGGCAAAGCTAATGCTTCCGCAAAGTTCCGACGTAACCAGTATTCAGGCGTTCCGCTTTTAAGCATAGTAAGCTTTCTACTATTGAGCCACAGGCTGCTCTTAAAAGCTCTGTGGCAAAACCATATCACAATCAATCGTCAAATTCAAACTCTCGTTCCTCAAATGCTTGGCACGCTCTCATGTCATGACAAATGAAACTGAATTTATGGCAATAGCCACGGAATCCAGCATCAACATCCCATTCATTCCAAGGTATCTTATCCATTTTTGCTTGCATCAGCGTGCTATTTTCAAAATATTCGCAGTTGGAGCAGCGACGGCGACGAGCTTCATCCTCATCTACTTGCCACGCCTTAGCTAGTGCTGACCAGTATTCAGGGTTTGCATCTCGCTCGTTACTGGGATTCTCAGGGCCAAGCATCCAGTCATCAATGACCATCTTGGTGTTCTTCTTGTTCTCAGCGGTGGTGATGAATGGTTCGCTCTCACGCAGACCAGCAAAGCCTTCAATAATCATCATTGGCTTTTTCATTATGCTATTTCCCGACCTGATGCGCGGATGTTAATGGCTGTCGCTGTTCCCGCAATAGTTGAAATAAACCCGCCAGCCGCAATTACCTGACCGACTAGCTCAGGAAACGTGTAGGTCTCCGATGGCTGAAGCGTCTTGGTCTTGACGATAAGGTTGTCATTTCCTGCGCTGCCAGACACTGCCACAAGGTTGACGCTGATTGTTGCAGCAGTTGCGGTGTAATTAGTCGCGGTGAACTTGTCGATGACCGTCGTGACGTTCGTCGCAGTGTATTGCGTTGTCTGCGTGTTCTCTGCAGTCTTTGCGGGGATCAGAACCCTTGTTGAAACAGCCATATCAAGTCTCCATAGAACTTATATTGTCAGTCACTGTTAAGATAACCGACGGGATTGATGGGTGTATACCTGTTGCCGCCTCTGCAAGCAACTCCACGGATGTATCGTCTACTTCCCACATCAACTCAATGTAGTCGCCAGCGTTCAACTGGATGACGTAGTTCCACGCGGCAAGCGTTTCTCCGTCATTGCCTTGGATGCGGATTTGTCCAGTGCTGTCAGGCACGTTTGTGCCGTTCTTTCGTAACCATACATATACAAGCCCAACGCCGCCTGATGTCTTATGCACCTGCGCCGAAAACTGCACGTTATAGATATTGGGCCGATCCACAAAGATGCGCGAAGTCGGACTGCCTCTAGTCACGCCAAACGACAAATCTGTTGTGTTAAAGGTCATTGGATACGCCGTGTTGATAACGGCGGCGGTCTGCGTTGTCGTATCGTAAAACGAACCGTAGCGAGGTGTGCGATGCTGCTTAGGTGGTGGCATCTGTTGCAATGCCGTAATCTGTTCCTGCAACGCTGCAATCTGCTCTTGCGATGCCGCTGCTGGCGCTCGGTCAAGATACTCCAGTACAGACTTCATTACCTCAACAGAAGCTAATGCTTGATTTGCGGATGCCACTGCGTCGCCAGCCAAGATGGTGGCTTCCGTAACGCTAAAGGGAGCCACCTCATCGCTGACCACTTGAAATAGCCGTTCAAACTGCTTGATCTGCTCATGGTCTTGCAGAAACGATGCAAGCTGATCGCGGGTAAGGTTGAGCCTCTGAACCATTAGTAAGCCAATGGCTCTATTTGTGCCTCTAGCCTAGCAAATGACATATGCGCGTCTGACGTGCCTTGGAATCGCTGTATACGCCAGTTACGCATCCAACCCTGCTGGAACCATACCAAGCGCTTTGCGCGTTGCCCCGTCTTGCCAGCATTGATAAACTTCTGCTGGCTGTAGGTCTGCCCGTCTATGGTGTAGCTAGTGTTTATTGTTGGGTCGATACCATAAGCGGCTGAACCAGTTAGGCCCACCAGCTCAAGGTTCTGAATGATTGCCCCACGACCTTCGTTGTAAACAATCGTCGTGCCAAACTCCCAGCGCACCTTTTGCCCATAATGGCTTGAGATGTTGCTAACCATGTAGCCTACAGATGTATTTGTTGGGTCGCCCACCAGCCACTTGTCATAGCAATACACAAGGTTCTGTGCGCGATACTTCGAGAAATCTACTAAGCTGCTTGTCAGAGTAAACCAAACTGGCTGGCCCAAGTCCTGCGTTGCTGATGCGTCAAATACAATCGTGCGATCGGGCAAGTGAATATACAGATGCTCATGAGCCTTATCGTTACGCGCCTCCAGCTTGACCGTAGACAATTCGGCTTCGGTAAACTGAAGTAGGATTTGGTCTATCTCTTGCGTGCTGATTTTATTCGATTTAGCATTGCCGCCAAGATAAATCCCTGGCGCTTCGTTAAAGCCGCTACCAAGGAATGCGATGTTTTCAAGGAACACGCAGCAAGCATGAGTGCCGACAACGCCCTTTTCAATCTGTGCGCCTTCGATACGTTGAAACGGGAATAGGTCACCGCCTACGTTGTCAAAGACTTCAATCGTGTGGCGGTTGAGCGCGTAAATCTCATTGCGTAGCTTGAGCAGTGCGACAACAGGGTCAGGGTCAATTTCGGACGAACCATACTTTAGCGGATTAACCTGCGTCGGGTCGCTTAGTTCCGTAACAATAAGAAACTCGCCGTCAGTGGTCATGAAGTAACCATCTACCCAAACCACGTCCAGAACGATGCCAAGGTCAGGGTCGGTGACTTGAACAAGGCCAAGGCTAGGTGACCAGTAAAACAGGTCTTCATTCGACGCGATAGCTAGGCGGTCAAAGCTGTAATCCATCGTAACTAGCTGACCGTTGTTACCAACATCACCAATCACCGTCACAACGCCTGTGCTGGACACTACGACGAGCTTAGAACCCATCACGCGATAGCAGACGCCATTCCAGTTAATACCACCACGATCAATGCCAGGGCCAGTGCCATTAGATACCAAGCCATCAGCGGGACGCAAGAAGCCCTGACTTATGCCGTTATTCTTCGGCACTGGAATCATGTTGACAGGATAAGACGTGCGAAAGTCCGGCCCATTGTCCGTGTAGATGCCACTAAGGATTGGAATCTGCGTCATTTCCACTTAACCTTATTCGACCAAAACGCCGCGCTCATTTTACCCTTAGCTATGTTCTTTGCGTGTCTAGCCTTGAATGATGCGCGGCGCTTCTTGTTGGATTCGCTTTCGCCTTTGCTGGCGGGTGAACCCATTACGCCCTGCTGCCCGAAACGAATCGTCTTAACCTTGTCGCCTTCCTTAGCTACCACAACGTGTGACTTCTTCGGATGCGATGGTGTGCGCTTGGGCTTGTCAGCATGTTGACGAATCTTTGCATCGTCATAAGAGGCTTTCTCCAGTTCACGTTGAGTATCAATTAGAGTAGTATCCATGTTAGCCTCTGTATACCTATATATAAATGAGTTTACCGGGGTGGGCTTCTATTGGTGGGGTTTGAGTTTGTCTACCCCCGATCTGTCTCGCTCAAATGCCTAGCACCAGCGTAGTGACTCCACAAGTGTAATCCTTACGGTGGTAAAAAGGGGCTAAACCGTTGAAGTTAAGCCATTCCAACAGAGATGGACGGCATGACATACAGCCGCATCCGGTCTCCGTGTCTGGGAGGGGCGTAGTCAGGGAACGTCACCACCTCTTTCATCCGAAGCTGCTTGGTCTGGTGCTTCCATCCCAGCCGAGCTTTGATGTGGTCCCACCAGGTTAGAGGCCATTCCGCGACAACGCTGTTGTCCTGTAGCACCTGTGCGGGAGTGCGGAGTGTCATGCCAAGTTGGTATGCGAGGCGCTCAGGCAGAGCATGTACAAACCATTCTATGTCAGGTCCAAATTCGTCTACGATTGCAGCCGTGTTGAACTTCTGAATGGAAAGCTCAATAGTCCGAGCGTCTAACTTAGAAGTGATCATCTTAGAAATGCCTTTCTTGTCTTGAAATTGCTTACGTCGAAAATTCCCATACACTTCTGAGGTGACAACACAAGTGAAACATATCCACAAATTAGAAGGGGCTAACCCGTTGAAAAGTAAGCCCCTTCGGGACATCGCGAACCGGACTTAACCCGGAATCAAAATCCACTGCCTTACCGCTTGGCGACGCCCCATCGCTTGAAATCGTTAGATAATTTCGGTTGGTTTAGATGTGAACAGTGCCAACCGTGTCACTGCAAATGGCACTACGCCTCTAGTAGGTCAATACCTTTTCTCAACTCGTTGACCCCGAGGTGCGTGTAGCGCCGAGTCATGTCCAGGGAGGAGTGACCCATCCATTGCTGGAGGCGCAGAGGATCGAGGTTGCCCTTGCCGAGACGGGTGGCGCAGGTGTGCCTGAGGATGTGCGGGACAACCTGCTTGTCCTTCTCCAGCCCTGCGTCAGCCTTCGCCTTGCGCCACTTCTTGATGAAGGTGTCGTAGGGGATGGATGCCCACGGCCTGTTGTAGCCTTGCGATACTGCGTTTGTAAGGCCATGAACGCCAGCACTTACCAGCTTTACGTCACCCGCATCATCGTCATAGGTAAGCGTTACAAAGGTAGCGGCTGGCTCGACAAGGCTAACAGGCTCAAGGCTACCGATTGTCAAAGGTGGGAAGTCACGCAGCGTTGGTTGAGCGCCTACGTCATATTGCGCTGTTGACTGAAGGCCGCTGGTGATACGCACAGTGCGATCAACAGGGTACGGGCCAAACATCTCTGCGCTGTTAGAAAGCGAAGCAATTTCAGTGTAATATTCGTAGCTCAATGGGCCGAGTGGCTCAAGCGAAACGGTTGTGGCATCGTTGCCTACATTGCCAATGCTGATATATTGACCAGCAGGAACAATTACATCTGTGATGGTCTGAGTTAGACCTGGTTGAATAATCATCTCAAAGTTCCCCTAATGAATTAGAATTAGCCCACAAACCAGCTAGTGCCGTTGCTGAACACTGGGACTTGGCTTGAACCACCACCAGCAGCGGCAGCGTTGAATGTGGTCGTGTTGCAGTTTGTGATGAATGCACGCGCACCCGCATTACCAACAGCATTCGGCAACTGGTCGAAGCGCACAGGTGTTGTCTGAACTGACATACAGGTAACAGCGCCGAAGTTTACCTGAATGTATTCGATAAGGGTCGTAACAGAGCAACGACGAGCGTCACCTTGGTTGGTTACGAACAACGGCAACTGATCCCCACCGGAGACCTGAGTTACAGTCGGAAGCTGGTTAATGGTAGGCATGGTTTAACTCCAATCAAGGGGGCCATCAGGCCCAGCATCTACAGGGTCGGCAGGACGATTGACGAATGGGTTATCCCAGCGCCAAGGTTTATTGCCCTGTCCTAGTGGCATTGTATCAGGAAGCTGTTGTTCTAGCGGGAATGCTGCGCGTTGCAGCAATACATTGTAAGCGCCCTTAGCCGATACCTTGGTGTCAGGAGATACGGCCTTGCCGTACCCTGGGGCAATACGAATGGCTAGGTTTGTGATGATAGCTTCCCATGCGCTGTCAGGCACATTGGTTTCTGTATCAAGGTCGCTGTCCTGTGGGCTGCTTGGCATTGCGTATCCAAGGCGGATGCCAGCAGCGTTCCATTCAGCAATCATGGAATCTAAACGGCGCAAAGCGGCCTCAAGCTGTTCAGGCTGAAGGTCAAAGACGTAATCTGCCAAGCCTATTTCTTCAAAGGCTGACGTCACGAACTGGCGCTTTGTATAGCCCACAATCAATCCTCCAGTTTTTCCGCAATGCGTTCAGCTAGCTTCTTATCAGAAGTTCGCGCATTAAACGATACCTTTAATTCTTTAGCCTTCGCCTCAAGCTCATCGCGGGTCGCGTCTGATACTTCGTCAACGGCATCTTCAAAGGCTTCAGCAGATTCAATAATCTCTTTGGCGTCCTTGCCACCCTTGGCTTGCTCATAAGACGCAGACCAGCCCTTGGCGATCAATGCGTCGAATGCCTCTTTGTCCGCAGCGGGACGAATAGCGTATGTGCCACCACGAGGCTTCTTAAATGGGCCAGGTATGCGGTAAACTATGGTTGGGAAGTCAGTCACTTCTTTTTGCCTTTCACTGGCTTTGCAGTCTTTGCTGATGCGATGAAGTCAGCCTTTGTTGGCGCACCTTTGCTGCCGACCTTCTTCATGCGCTCTGGTGTCTTGCCAGCAGCCTTCTGCGCCTTGATGCGCTTACGCTTCGCATTGATGTTAGCGTATAAGCCCATCTTCATTTCTTTGCCTTCCGCTTAGGAGCCTTCGATGGCTTCCCTGCTTTCATTGCTGCATCGCGTGCAACGTTCAGCGCAATAGCGATGGCTTGCTTTTTAGGGCGACCAGACTTTTCTTCCATCTTGATGTTCTTGCCGATGGTTGCGCGGCTGTAACCTTTTTTCAATGGCATTGGTTCACTCCCTAAAGAAGGTCGGGGGGGATGACTTCCAAATCCCCCCCTTCCTATTAGACTTACGTCTGGTTGAAAAGCAGGATGCCTGCCATTTCAGGGTTCGTCATGACCACACCATACAGTGTGTCCAGCGTGTAGAGCGTCTGGAAGGTCAGTGGATCGAACTTCTTGGTCATGACCAATTCGATACCTTGATCTGTCGATGCACGAAGAACGTCAACGCCTGCGCCATCTGGAACAGCATAGCGGCCTGGGAGGAGTTCAATCGAATCCTTGCGCCAGAATGGGTTGATGTTCGAAGCCGCAACGTTCAAGAAGTTGATGCCAGCAGTTGCCGAGGTCGCTACTACTTCAACGTTCTGATACTGAAGTTCAGCGTCAGTTGGCGTTGAGTTAGCACCGATGATTGGAGGGCTGATAATCATCGAAGTGCCGTCTACAACTTCAATGACGCGGAACGTCTTGAGTTCGCCAGTCGAACGCTTCGTGATGTGGTGAACAGCTTCAATGCCATCGATCGTGAACGCATCACCAGCAACAGTGCCAACTGTGGTGGACACAGTGACGGTCTGATAGCGGTTGTCTACGTTCAAGATGCCGCCAACGTTGTTTACAGTGGCTTTAGGAACGTAACGAACCTGTGCGCCATTGGTAGCAATCGTTGGAGTTGCAGCGTTAGCAGCACAACGGTTAGCATAGTCGAGCTTATAGGTCTGGAAGCTTGCGACTTCACCAACGAACGAACGCTCATATGCGTTAGCCGACTTGTTACCAGTGAACGAACGAGTCGCTACTGCCAAGTTGCCAGCCATGCCGTTGTAATCGCGGCTCGACAAAGCGAGGT